TGTAAAGTAATATTTTGAGCCAAGCAACTTAGCTTCTTTGCGTGTTTTTGGATATTCCATGCACACAGTATATACGATACGTGTAATATTTCAACAATAAAAAACCCCTCCGAAGAGGGGCTTCCCAAACTTTCGTTTGTTTATGCACCTTGTGAACCAAAGATTCCTAGTGGATCGCTCCAGCCGAAGCTGTAACGTTCACGTGCCGTATAGCGCACGTTTCCAGTGTCAAAATCTCCGTCCATACCAGTAGACATAGGTGTACGAACGAAATGCTTCATGCCGTTTGGAACATCAGTAGTCAAGAACCATGCGTTTGTATCGGTCAAGAAGTGGTTAACTGTGTAACCTTCTGGGATAGAACCGTTGTTCTTAATTGCGTTGATGTCGTTGTTAGTTGTTGCTGTACGCAACTCTGTTTCCAGCAAGCGTGTTGCAACGAATTGCAATGATGGTGGAACAACTAACTTCTTAGGCTTAGCAGCGATTAGCAAACCACGCTCATCTGTCCAACCAGCGATTTGAATAACTGCATTTTCCAATGAAGTTTCGTTCAAGTCTGCTTGAGTAGATGGAGTGTTGCTGTTTGTACCGCCTGATACTAATGGATGTGAAGTTGAGAACAACTGAACACCATCACCACCAACGTAGTTAGAGTTGAAACCGTTGTTTAGAACGTTTGCAGCTTTAACTTGCTTAGTGTAAGCCATAGCACGAGCTAGACCTTTAGTGTAACGACCTGACAATGAGTCATAGAGGTTGTCCTCAATTGCCTCTTCAGTCAAGCTGAAACCTAAAGCGATAGTTTCGTGTTGGTAACGAGCAGTCCATGCTTCTTGAGCATTGTCATAAGCGATGGCTGAGCCTTCGTTTTTAACAGGTGCTGCGCTGAAGCCAGACAACTTTGTTTCTTCTTCGAATGAACGCTCAGAAGTCTCTGTTTCGTAGATTTCTTTGTGTTCTTCACCGTAACGAGCATACTCCAATCCAAACAATGCGTTTAGACCAGGCAATAGCTCTTTTAAGAGTTGGGCACGAGAAATAGCCATTTAAAATTCTCCTTAATTAAGCTACTGCTGCGGCGTTATAGTAAGTGTGGATGCCAAAGTTGAACTTGACAATCACCTCAGTATAAGAACCAGCTGCGTTTGTTGTTTCTGGAATAACGTCTACAACACGTAATGGAAGAGTCGTCGCTGTACCGGTAGTCGCCAACACGGCAACTTTAGAGTCACCAGTAGTTGTTGAACCAGCAGTTTGTGCTAGAGCAGCATTCTGACCAACAGCAGCACGTGTAACACCGCTGATAGTTGTGCCAGAAGATACTACAGCAACCTTGTAAAGCTGGTCTGGATCATCTTGCACGTATGCAACGATGTCAGATGCTGTTACTGGGCCGTTGTAGAACTGATAGAACAAAGGTTGTTGTGTAGCTGGGTTTGTGTAAGCGCAACCCAAGAATACACCGATTACATTTGAAGCTGAGTCAGTTGTGGTTACTTTCACCAATTGACCGCTTGTATTTAGCGCAACAATGTCACCGTAGAAGATGTCAGTTGAAGAACCAGATGCAATTGGAATTTGGCGAGTTTGACCAGCAAATACCTGACCACCAATCAAATTGATTGGCTGTAGGCCGTATGGGCCTGCTACAGTAGGATATGCCATTTAAAACTCCTAAATTGATTAAAAAATTTACCTGCCTTTACCGAATGAAGTCGTAGACTTTCTCTCATTAAAGATAGGCATACGAGGATCACTCTCTCTCATTAGGCTATTGTCTACCGCTTGAGCCTGCGCTTCGGTTTGCTGAGCATAATATTGATTACGCTGGTCGACCAATTCTTCAGGCGTCTTACATAAAACAAGCCCACCAATCTCAATATTGTCAGCGAACCGACTATTTGGATCAATTAGCAGCTTCATCTTTGGTTGCTCTTCCACTCGAACTGGCTCCCATCCTTCACGAATTGCTCTTGAAAGATTACGAGCGTCTTGTTGTCCGTTCATGGAAACACGAACCCATCTGTACTTGAAACCAGCTTGCTTATCAGGTTCTGGAAGCAATTCTGCTGGGCGCCACTGCTTAGGACGCTCTGCCGTTTCACGGGTTGCAAGTTCTCTTTGTACTCTGTTTTCAGCCATTATTGGGCCTCCATTTTTAAAACTTCACGAACATATTGTTCTGGGGTGATTCCAAGCTTCTTGATTGTCGCCATCTGCGAACCAGTTAACTTAATCTTTTTAGATCCAGTTGACCTAGTCGCTGGAGCTACAACATTGCTCGGTCTCGTTGTACGGGTCTCAGCCGTTTTTTCTTCCTGTGCGTCCTCGAAATTTTCGGGGAACCGCTTTTTCATTGTCTGGTCAATACGTTCATAGTATTCATCAGACCCTACCTGTACGCCAGAGCGTTTTAGTTTTTCATGCAAGCCCAAAGCTAAACTCGTCATCTCTTCGTCTTGTCCAAACCAAGGGTTGCGCTGTTGCCAGGCAATCACCTTAGAGTCACGAACAGGCTCTGGTTGCTGTATTTGTACATCATCTTGTTGCTGTTGTAAAGTATTTTCCTCTTCAATTTGATTTTGTAAGCGGAATTTAGCTTCAGTCAACTTCTCTTGAGCCTCAATTAAACGGTCAGAATCACCAGCTTCGTACGCTTCTTTGTACTGCTGGCGAGCTTCGTTCAAGGCTCTGTCAGCCGCTTCTTTGCCATAAACAACTGTACGGCTCTTTAGCGTCTTGTTCTCTTCCAATAAGCGCTCGGCAATTCTCAAAGCCTCAGCACGCTCACGGTCAATCGCCTCTTTTGCGCGGCGCTCATCGTGCCACACACGCTTTAACTGCTTGAGCTTGGTTTTTACCTTTTCAGAGTAATCTTCTAGCTCATCTTGCTCCAACTCCTGTACTAATTCTTGCGGTGCTGGCTCACGATTGCGGTCTTTTTCAGGCGTATCGTCTTCAATTTCAATCTCTAAATCATCTCCTGTATCCACTTCAACCTTAACTTCAGCCTCTACTTCATCAGGAAATTTGTATTCTTTCTTCTCAAAATCTGCCATGTTTTACCCCTTATTTGCGTCGGATTCCACGTGGGTCAGCTACTACGCCTTCCACTGAATCATCGTTGATAATTCTGAATTCACGTCCATGGATAACTAAACGTGTTCCAGCGTTTGGTCTAACCAAAACAAAGTCGCCTGCTTTGCACCAAGCACCTGTCGGAAAACGACTAGGGTCTTTGTAGCAATCTGGGCCAAGGTCTACCACAAACAATACCGTGGTAAGAACTTCTTCAAAGTGGATAGTTGTGTCGGCTTTTGCTAAACCGCTTTCGTACTCCTTCTCAATCTCAGGAATTGCACACAAGATGCGATACCCAGATGGTTTAGGAAGTTGTGTTGCCTTTTCTTCTTGTGACTTATTCATCACAGCAGACAAGTCCACTGCTTGAGATAAATCTAGTGTTTCACTCATCGGATTGCTCCATTCTCTGTTGTAGGTCTAATATGTAACCCCTTGCCACGAGCAGACCTTTAATCTCACCGCAAGTTCTTTTGTACTCCTCAAACGCTGGCACATTACCTGTAGCCAAATGTTCTTGGAGTTGTTGCACCTTCTCGTCTAGTTGTTGAACTAGTATGTCTAACGCTGATTGCGCCATTGTTAGCCTTTCGGTTTGTTTCTAAAACTCTGTAATGCCTGTACTTGCGTACGGTCATTTTCTGCTTTGACATCCGCCATATCTTTCGTAATCTTGGCTGCCAAATTGTTTTGAGCTTGACGCTCTTGTGCTGCAATTCTTTCTCTTTCAATCTGTTGCTGAGAAGCTTTAAGCTGGATATCAGCTTGGTCTTTCATCGTCTTACGCTGAACGTCCGCTTCTTTAATAGCCATCTCTTTTTGTTGCAATTGAACAACTGGGTCTTGTGCCAACTGCTCGGCTTGCTCTTGTGCTGCCTGAGACTTATGCAACTGCAACAACTGACCAGACGCTTGAGCTACCAACTGAGACAACTGAACCTCTGCGTCCTCTGGCAACTGCTCGCCTGGTGGAGGCAATGGAACGCCCATCTGCATTTCAATCTGCTTGCGATATTGGAAGCCTAAGTGGTCTGCAATATGCGCCATGATTGCTGACTGTAACTGCTGAGCCATAGGGTTCTGTCCCATAGTCTGTGCAAGTTTCGGGTCATTGATTAAGTTCATGTGGATAGCGATGTGGGCGTCGTGGTCTTGGTACATAAACGCCTTCAATGGCTTACCTTTCAACGCACCCATGTTCTCTGTCACTGGGTCTTCTGGCTTCTGGTCTTCTGGTAACGGTACCAACTTAGCCGCATCCTTAATACCCAATACATCTAACATCTGGCGATGCAATAACGGTAAGTCGTATAGCTGTGGTGCACCTTGAGCCAACTGTAGAGCGGCCTGATACTGAACCACTTTCTGTGACATCGTTGATGCGTTAGGGTCACTAACTGGAATGACATCCACATCATCGTAGTCAGACTGCTTGGTCATCGGTGAACCTTCTTCTGGCTCATACGGATAATCAGGC